TCTTCGTGTAAGACATAGACTGTAGGAGAGAGCCACTTGAAGTATTGACTTGTTATAGCCCACAAATCAACTATGTCCTTCACCCAGTATGTATTCCAAGGACCTCCACGGAATACGATCAGGTGATCATTGTATGTATGGACATCAAAGGCCCCATCTGGATGCCACACCTCACGCATCTCTCCCACTAAAGCAAGAAGAGACACACCTCTGGACCTACGCCAATCTTGTTTGCTCTGCCCTGACCATACATTCCGCCGCACACAACCTACCAATACGGGGTGTCTTGGCATGTGATTCTTTATGGTCAGTTTTATGTCTTCGGGGGTAGCCATGTTAGTTGATCCTTGGGTCGTCTTCTTTTAACACCTTTCACCCACCTTACTTTGATTGGTCCGCAGGGTACAGCCGCATCAAAGAACCAAGACAAAGAACGGGGGCCTATCTTTTTACTCTTCCAATTAAGTAGATCAGAGAACCGCTCACGAGCATAGCTTATCGCTTTCTCTTGAGCTACATGGTAGAGGGTGCGCTCTTCATCCACAAAATTGTGTACTTCTTTCGCAACCCTCTCACAGTGTCCAAGCATTTTCCATTGAACTTCTGTGGATGGGTCCTCACGATCTGGTGTCTCATCTAAGATGATGATTTTAGTGAAACCATTCCTTCTATCCCATACTCCTCCTGCTGTCCAGATGGTATGTACTGCACCTTCTGTTGAATATCGTCCGCAAGTCAGAGATCGGTCTTTAAAGGTAACACTTCCAGAGCGATCACTCAACTTGTCCCACTCATCTTTTGTACATTGCTCTTTAAGCCACGAAAGTGTTTGTGCTAGACCATTACCTGAGTTCTTCATCGCCTTGAATTCAGGCCAGTATTTGCCTAAGTCTGAGTGGATTAAGCAGTGATACCAAAACCAAGAACGATGTCTTATGGGAGTTGTTCCTAAGGGCTGTCCCAAATATTCTTCCAATGTGGGGGTGCTCACTTTTGGTGCTAGAGCGAACACCCCCATCATTGTGCGTACAGAATCAGGTAAGTCTTTGTTGAGTAGCTCGTAGTTTTTTAGAAGGAGTGCCGCCTCACCCGGCGTGTATATCTTCTTCGCCATCGAACGCTTCCATGATGTTAGTCATTTGTTCCATGAGCATATCGGTGTCTACGTCAGGCTCACAGATGATGGCAATCTGTTGTAAGAGGATAAGGATGTCAGGCTTCACGATGGAAGTTCCGTTAGCCCCCTTCTCAACACGGTGAAACTCTTCTGCGGCTACGGTCAGAGCTAACTTGTAGAGTTCTATTCTAGCAGTGTCGGTAAGGGTACCCGCCAGAGCGTTCTCCGACGCAGAATGAATGATGTCTTCTAAGACCTCTAACTTAATTGACATATGCAGAACTCCTTAAGATTTCATTTGCAAGTTGGGGCACCTCAGAGAATGTGTCCACAAAGGGGACATCTAAATGATCATTGTATGGGTGCCTGTATGCAATGACATGGGAGTGAAAATTAACAAGGGTCGATGGTTTGTCCTCAACAATTAGGTCGCCACTGACCATAGACTTGTCACCTGCAAGGATAACATCCTTCCAATTAAAGTACCTACAGAGAAATCTATACTTAGACCCTGCGTGTCCGGGCATAGGTGTAGACAGAGCTATGACTCTAGCCCACTTTCTCATCTCTTCTAGAGCGATAAGAACTTCTTGGCTCAGGGACTTGGTGTTGTAATCAGTTTCGTTCCACCTGTCCCAGATGCCAGACCTTTGATCATAGGTGAGATTGGAAAGATCATAGTCAATCATGTCTTCATACCTAACGCCTACGCTTGCTAGGACTTCTTCATAGTTCTGTAGCATGACCCCATCAAGGTCAATTAAAATGACAGGCTTAGACATCCGATGGCTCCGCTATCATTTCTATGTTACGGGCGTACCCTGCTATATCGACAAGAGTATCTTCAGTAAGGGTGTTCATCCCTCTGCTGATCTTCTGTAAGATGTTCATCATGCATACATCTTCAGGTGTGATCTCTTTGCCAAGATAGATAGACCAGAAGCTAGCTGTACGTTTGTGATTGATAGAGGGGTGTCCATAATCTAAGCCTCTGTCTTGCGCTGTAACGCGCTTGGCTGTGTCAAGTATGGTGTCACCCTCCTCAACATCTGTTCGGTCTTCTAAGGCCCACCTAGGGCCTTTGACGAGGGAAGAAAATGGATTAGTCATTCTTAAGACCCGTATGTCGAAGTAGCCTTGCAACATCTTCTTCTAATGCAGCTAGACGTTTCTCCTGCTGATGTGTTACTATGTCCAAAGCTTTCTGCATCGAAGATGCAAGTCGGCCCTCGAACTTAGCCATGAAGTCCTCGATTGCACTGTTAACGATTTGCTTGATGTCTTCAGACATGGCATACTCCACTGATGTTATGATTGACTGTCGTAAAGTTTAATGATTGCGTTGTACTCGTCGGCATTCCTAGGTGCCCCTTCCGTGTGTGCTGTAATAAAAAGTTCGTGCATGTCTGCACTTGATTTTATTACAATCACAGGTGCGCCCCCTTCTTCTAGGTCAGGGTGATCGGGGAGCGAAAGACGGACTTCACTTGTCTTTTTAATATTGTCCTGTAAGAAAGGTGGCAAAGGAAAGCCGGGTCCTACTTCGTCAGAGCCTCTTCGCATTATAGTACCGTCGCTCATTAGGTTCGTCCTCCTGTAGAGCGGGAAAGAAAAATTGTGAGACCAAGCTAAAGGAGACTTGTTTTGCTGTCAACCCCTACCGAACAACTTCCCAGATTACCGCACCTAAACCCATGAACAAAGTCGCTTGTTTGAAGGACATTCGGTAAGAGACCAGAGGTGGGGGTGGGTCTACAAAGACTTGCCCGAGTGTGAGGGATGCGCGTGGGTTTGTAGAGCGTGCGGTCACGATTGTACGCCCGTCACCCGCCTTACTTACTACTAGTTCGCCGGGAATACTGACGGAGTAGTCGAGTGTGTGCTCAAGTTGAGGGAGAAGAAGGGACCACGTGCCTGTGAGGACATCATCCTTGACCTCACCTCCGAACTCACCGGAGATTCCTAGAGCCATGAGACTGTCAGCAAGCTCGCCGTTCTTGTCGGAAAGGCTAACGATCTGACCCTGTGCGGCGGCTGTGACTTCTGTGAGGAGACCAATGCGGACGTTGGCTGAGTCTAGCTTGGATGCTAGTTCGCCTATCTCGTCGTCGCGTGAAGAGAGTTGTGCTTGTAGATCTTCTGCCTGTTCTGCAAACTTGACTTCCCAAACTGAGTCGGCCTCAATCTCTGCTACAACTTTCTCTGCGAAGATACTGTCAGCTAGAACACGGTTTGATTCTGCCTCTGCACGGGCCTGACCTAACTGCCACTGTGTTACAGCAGAGAAGATAAGAAGCCCACCAACTACTAAAGTCTGTAATGAATTAGTCATTACGTTCCTCCTGATTGTTTAAAAAGTTTCCTTAGCGGAATTCTGTGCGATAATAATTTCTACCTTCTCTCCCTGATCCCACGCCTCTCGCATCTCTGCGTAGAGTTTTTTGTAGGCTGTACGAGAATCACGTAGCTCGTGGTTCCCGTCAGGCAGTTCTACAAAATCCTCACCAACAAGGACACAGCCTTCTGTGTGGTCGTCTGTGTTGCCCGTGTGGATGTAGACGTATTGAAAGTTGGGTACATCTTGCAGGTGTGCCATCCCTATGTGCATCTCGCCGTACTTCTTTGCGTACTTAGGATGCATACCTCCCTCTGCACGAGGAAGGACCTCGTACCTACCCGCAGGTATAGCTGTCTCTGCTGCTATCTTTTCTTCCCGTACTTCGTCTTCTAGGGTGTAGCATTGAAACTCACCATCCACTATCAACGTGCCTAGAGTAGAGTCCGATCCATGCCGGACCCGCATCAACATCATTATCATCTTCCGTTACCTCGTAGGTATTCAACTTGAGCTTCTAATTGTTGTATCCGTTCCGCGTACCATTCGAGCGTGAGTTGCTGTTGTCGGTCCACGGGTGCGC